GATTAACATTGCCGTCAATAACAACGGCAGCTCCGCCAGCTCCGCCAGCAGTTCCGCCCTCTAAAGCGCTAACACATGATAATGTCATGCTCCGCTCTCCGCATCAACGTCTACGCCTTCGCCACCAGCTCCGCCGGTACCAAAGATTCTTCCATTGTTAATCAGCCTAACTGTACTTCCATTCGGCATACCAGTAAGGTCCATTGATGTCACATTAATCCCCGAATTTACAGTTACAACAACAGATGCCGGAGACACAGGAGGAACACCACCAAAGCCTTCAGTGACGAGGTTCCAGTCGACCGAGTCGCTAGATATAACCATGTTTCTGCTGATGAACGGTCTACCCGCCATCATCATTCCGTTGAAAGACATTTACGCTCTCGGTAGATTCTGTGCCGCGCCAGCAACGGCCCAGCGGTCGAGGTTGGCGTTGTATTGTGCGGTGAATATGTCGACCGCATTTATCGTCTGTGTGAGATCAAGATTCACGTCGTCCGTGAATATAAACTTTGAGCCCCAAGTTATCGAGCGAACAGTTGATCCGTGTTGCTCGATCTGAAATGTCATGATCTGGCCTTTAACTGGAGTTCCTGTTGGGTTTCCAATCGTAACCGGCTCCGTAACCTCTGACTGAGCAAGGAACATGGTTGTGTCCGTGTCAGCATTAGGCGTGTATGTTCCGGCCGTCAGCGTGATATCATTACCTGTGACTACCTGTGGATTCAGCCATGAGTTCTTCAGGGCTAATTGAGCATAACTAGCAGCAACTACTCCGCCAAGCTGCAGTGCGTTTGTAGCCTCAGCAACTGCACCAGAGATCAGCGCATTTACGGTTCGGAATACATTCGTTCCGTTACACCATACAACATAAGTCTCACCCTGAGGTATCTCCAGAGCGGTTCCTGACGTCGTCTTAATGCCAACAGTGAATGATCCGGTTGTTCCATTTCTGACCACATACATCTTCGATGTATTTGGCGCGATGATGTTTACGTTAGCTGTCAGAATGCCGGTGCAGTCAAGAAACATTGCAACCGCCTCCTCTGCACTGCCAGCTCCACCATTGTTGGTGGTAAGCGTGTAGTCAGCGGATGCTAAGGCAATTGGCTTTCGACCTGCGATTGATTCCTCGATCTTATCAAGATTATCGCTGGTGATATCACCCCATGTATTCGTCTTCTCTCCCTGAGTCATTCGCTCCAGTCGGAGAAGGTCTGTAAATGTGCTGGCCATTAGTCGTCAGCTCCTTCTTTCTGTTTGTTGAGACCCTTGTAACGCTTACGAACAACGTCTTCAATTTCGCGGGAAAGTGCGGGTATAAGGCTCTGGTACTTTTGCGCCGCGGCCTGAACGCCCTGTGGGTGCTTGAGGTATTCGTATGCCTCCATCATGCATCCCTGATAAAGCAGGTCACCCATGTTATCGCCAAGCCATGTAGTTGCATTCTGTGACGTCAGTCCTGTCGGCCGAATTGTAGCTCGCACGCGAGCATTGCCATTCGAGTACGATATATCTGGCGTTGGTACGACGTACACCTGACTCTCATCATATTCTGAGAAAAACGCAGGCATACCTAAGGCAGACTCCGTTGGAGCGTAAGACAGGCAATATTCAAACGATCGCCTTGAACACTCGGTCCATTTCAATGTAGATGGATTTCGCACCCATAGATCGTTGATCTCAACGGCATCGGTTGGCTTAGTGACCAGCCTGTCAGCGCCAGATATAGTTACCTCAACCCACTGCTCGAACAGCTCGAGGTCCAGATCACGAAGGACTCTGGATTCAGCCTTACCAATGAAGTCAGGAATCTGGGCTACAAATTCAGAGTCATTATCTTCTGCATAACCCTTGATGGCGTCTGTCAGCGTTGTGTATGTGTACTGGATGCTCATTAAATTACGTTACCAACAAGTGGGATCATCGCTCGGTCTATGCTATCTACATCTGCGAGTCCCCAGTTTAACAGGATTCCTTGACTAGGGGTGAAGGTTGCGCCAAAATCTAGCGTGAATATATTTCGATCTCCCTGAGTTGCGTTATACAGCATGCAGCCTCGCACTGCCACTCCAACCACGCCGATTGAGAGGGGCAGTGTCGGGTTTATGTAGGGGTTGTCGAACTGAGTACCGTCCTGACGGTTTGAGCCAGAGGAGCCAACCACAGTCAGCCCTGATGGAAGCGACACGCCACCGGCAGTATATCCGCCGCCAACTATTTCGCCACCAGTTGTGTATGTGTCCGTCGTAGGAGCTATAATCGCATTAGGGCCATATAAAGCTACCTTGATATCGTCTGGCGTTCCTTCAAACAAGGTATGGATGCCAAGCGGCAGTTCTTCCATAAATTTCTTGCCAGCGCCTGTTCTAATTACCATTATCCAATTACCTCATTGTGTGATGCTAAGTCGTATATTAGGGAGTCATGCAATCCATCTGTAACCCTAGGGACCCAAGTTACGCCGTCGTCCGTGCTAGTATACAAGACCGGCTCTCCACTTGAAATGTTCCTTCCGGCAATAATAAAGCCATAAGGGGCCTCTACACTGTTATCATAAATCCCAGTTTCGAAGGAGATCAGAGTTGAGAACCCAGTTATCTGCGTGTAAGACTCACCATTATTTGTGCTCCTGTATACCTGCCCACTGTCGCCAGCAGCAATAAGGGTGCCTGTGTTTGGGTTGTGCTTAATGACATTAAACGCCGAAACTGAGCCTGTCAGCGATCTGGTAAAATCACCAGCACCATCCTTGTACGCAACTCCATTATTGGAGCCTGCGCTCTCCCTCGCGGTGTGCATTCGGAGGCGATCACCCTCGGTAGAGAGGTCAGTAAATTCGAAGTCATTCACTTCGCCGCCCACCCCAAAGATGCCCAAGACCGCCCATGTAAGCCCGTTGTTAAGGCTCCTGCAAAGCGAGCCGTTTCCTGTCGCAAGCCACCACTCGTCACCACTTCTGTACTTCAAATTCTTGGCAATATTACTTTGAGCAAAGGACACGTCGGTCCAAGTAATACCATCGGTTGATCTAGCGACTGGCGCTCTGATTGGGCTCACTAGAAATCCGCCGGTCGCTATAAACACACCGTTTGCATACTCGACGTCTAAAAGTCCGCCGACCGAATTAACATCAGTGAACGGAGCAGTCCTTTCTGTCCATTCGCTTAACGGAGTGATAACATTATCATCGCACGTCCAGATTGCTACATTGTCCGTTGGTGACCATTGAGCGCCAACAGCAACCCATCGCGAGCCATTATACGCAATGCCTCGGAGGTCACCAATTTGAGAGCCGCCAAGCACATCATCAAAGGCTGTCTCTGACCACGTTTCAATATCGTTTGAAGAATAGAACAGCTTTGGCACTTGTAAGCTGGTCGTCCCCGTTACACCTAATACGGTTCCCTGTGGGTCGGGTATGTTTATAATGCCGTCGGCCGGCCCAGAGATGATATTGAGTAACGCAGCATTGACGACGACCTTAATGGACATCGGCATAAGTGGCACTACCTCATTGAATCCACTGGCTGGATCAACAGCTCCGGTAGGATTGAATAAGGGTACCTTTGTAATGTTCGCTTGAGCTGCATCCGGATCACCAGTAGGATCGTAGATCGTTACCGGGTCAGTGACGGGAGGTAGGTATTCCTGAGGGTGCTTCGGGTCCCAGCATTCTGGGCAGACCAATAGGTCTGGGTACTGGCCATCATACACGAGATGACGGCGCAGGCGCTTAGCACTGCATCGCTCGCAGATTGCAACTGCGTTATCCCCTCGCGCATAATTGCTCATTACCTACGTCCTCGGTACCTGTCGAACCTCACTCGTAGGACTGCATCTCCAGTCTCTCGGTCTTCCGCAATGGCGCGACCAAGCGCTCCACCCGGGATGCTGTTCTTGAATTCGTCGTAGTTCCGACCAAGGTACTCGGCTTTGAGCTTCTGTGAGCGGTCGGGCGCAAACTTGACTGACAAGTGGAACGCAAGACCAGATGCAAATGCCTGCTGGTATATTGGGCTTAGGTCAAGCGTATTAACCATGTCGCCGGCATCCTGATGCTTCCGGATATACCAGTACTCGATGGTGTCAGTGCTGTTCTCTGGTGCTTGCCACAAATAGACGGTCGATGCTGGCGCGTCATCAATAAACGTGCCGCGGTCGACGAAGTACCGATCTGGCCGGCCTGTGAGCGTCTTGTCGTGGAGTGCGTTGTAATCCGATCGACTGATCGGGTACATTTCAGACTCGCGCCCATCGCGCTTGAGCGTAGCGTGGAATATGTCCAAGCCACCATCTGGCAGCGTGAACGTGGATACACCAGTTACTAGCGGCTCTGATGCCTTAGCAAGAGTGTGTTGTTTATAGCCAAAGCCAATCCATTCGGAGAACATGAAGTTCGCCGACCTTGTTGCAGACCTAATATGACGAGCCTTCAGCTCTGCGGGATCAATTCCACAGCGCTCGAAGGCTTCATCGATATGGTCTGCCAGTTGCGGATTGAAACCGTAGGTTCCTGATCGCGCCATCTTGGCTTACCCCTTATTTGTCGCCAGCGCCAGCCTGCAAGTACTTAATACGAAGAACTGCTGCCGTGCCAGAGTTGATCTTGATTCGCGATGCGGTTACTGGTTGCGCTATCTGAGCGACCGATGAGGCGGTCTCT